AGGGTCGCCATCTTGACGTCCTTCCTCGTGGGATCGTTACGGACCTGGTTCCGGATCACTGGCGCCGGTGCTGACCGACGACCAGCGAAGTTGAAAACGGTCAAGTCGAACCGATTCTTAAGCGAATCCGCCTCGTCCGCTGCTGAACTCTCGTCGGCCGGCGTGATGATGGTGTCCGCGAGACCAGCCGCGACCATCTCGTCGGCGGTGAACCACGTCTCGTTCTTCATCTGCTTCAGCCAGTCCTTGACGTCGCCGCCGGCCCGGTCGGCGTAGACGCTGGCGATCGATTCGTTGTGCCGAATCAGCAGATCCCGCATCTCTTTGAAATCGTCCGCGGTGCCCATCGCGACGCCGCGCGCCTCGTGGATCATCATCTCGGCATACTTGCTGGTCTGGATCTCGTCGCCCGCCATCGCGATGAAACTCGCAGCGCTGGCAGCCAATCCGTCGATGCGGGTGATGATGTTCGCGGGATGCCGCTTCAGCGCGTTCATGATGGCGATGCCGTCGAACACAATGCCGCCGGGCGAGTTGATGCCGACAATGATCTCGTCGGCGTCCAGCGCGTTGAGTTCGTTCGCGAAATCGCCTGCGGACACACCCCAGAACGGGTCGATCTCGTCATAGATCAGGATCTCGGCGGTCTTCTTGACGCCGTCGCTGGCCCTGTTGGTGATCGAGTACCACGGCTTTGCATCAGCTTTCGGCGCCTGGTGCAGCATCTTCGCGAGACGCTGCTCGAACGGCGTCGGCCCGTTGACGATCATCATGTTCATCATCAGAACAGCACCCCTTGATCCTTGGTCAGCGTCATAGTCCCGATCTTCGAGCTCGTGCGCTGACGAGCTCGGTTCGACGGTGCGGGCAGCGCAGGGACCGGGTCGGTCCCGGGTGCCGGGTCGGCCGGTGGGGCAGCAGGTGTGAAGTTCGGATCTACCGCTGGGGCGCCGAGCTGCTGACGAATGAACGCCTTCAGCGCGTCGTCTGGATCCAACAGACCCGACTGGACAAGCAGATTCAGCGCCGCCGCCGTCGCGTCCTGCCTCGACCCGATCTCGTCGCACACCAGCAGTGGCGCGCCGACGTCGATCGAATAGTTCGAGTCGAGCAGATCCTCGATCACGTGCTGGTTCGTGACGTCGGCGATATCCTCGGCGATCGACTGCACCGACTGCACAAACACATCTGCCTGCACGCTGGCCAATGCGTAGCTACCGCCCCGGTCCAGGTTGAGGAAGTGAGCGAGACCGGCAAGCGCGATCTGCTTGTCGTGGTACTCGATCGCCTGCTGCATATCCGGCAAATTGCCCTGCACACCGAGGATTTCGAGTTTCGCACCGTACGGCAACGCAGCACCGGCCGACATACCGCCACGGAACCTGGTGGCGATCTTCTCGTAGTCCCGCATCCGGGTCTCGGCGTCCGGGCCCTTGGATTCGCCGTCGCTCATCGTCGCGACCGGCACACCGATACCGTTCCGTCGAGCAGCTGCAGCCTGGATCCGCATCAGCTCGTCCTTCAGCAGCCAATGCTTATAGCTCGGTCGCAGCAGTGACGTGCCGATCCACACACCGGGCTCGGGTTCGTTGCGGTACACCACAAGTCGCGACACGTCGATGCGACGGGCCTGCAGGTTCGTCGCGCGGGCCGCGCCCATCGGCGCGTCCTGCTCGATCCACATCAGGCCGCCGTCCTCGGCGACCGCGAATGTGCGGATCGTGAACTGTGGCCGCGGTGCGAGCTTGCGGAGCCGGAACTTACCGGCGAACGGGCCGCCCGTTTCGTCCAGCCTGTAGACCTGCTCGAACACGGCGTGGCCGTACCGCAGGCATGACAGTGTGTCGCGTAGGTGAGACTTCCACGAGAACCGATCGCGTTGCCGTGCCTTCGGTTTCGGGTCGCCGCCGTTGTCGCCACGGATCGGCAGGCCGAGGTCTTCAGCGACGTGCGCGACGACCGCGTCCTCGGCGCCGTTCGGGTCGATGCGCCACTGCGTGCGCCGGATCGGCAGCCCGATCGCCGACAGCAGCGACCAGCATCGCGCGTCCTCGCGAGGCATCCGCGAGTAGGTCACGAGAGACATTGGCCAGCGCAGGTCCGGCACTTGCTCGGTGAGTTCCCACCACCACATGTCAGGGACCGATCCGGGTGCCCACGACGCGGGGTCTGGCGCAGTGGGGTTGATGTATCCCAGTTCGGTTGTGAGAGCGGGAGGTCGGGCCATGGTCGAGAGTGTCGTATTTTCACGGCTACTTGGCCGTTGAGCTCTGTGCCGTCGAGCACTCCGCATGCTTCCGACATGCAATTACACGAATCGTGTAGCGCGTTTCCGCAGGTCGCCCGTCGAGCACCGTCGAGCAGGATCGGAACGCGCTACCTGTAAACGAATCGTTGACAAGATGAGTGTTGTAAACGTATCATTTGCATATGCAGATCACGGACAGCGCCCGCAAGCACGGCATCACCGATGCCGCCATGCTGCACGCGGTCGCCAACGCGCTCCGCATCATCGAACAGGAATACGACGGCGAGATCCGCCAACTCATCATCGGCGCGGACCAGACTGCACGCCTGCTCGAAATCGTCGTCGTCGCCGATGAACCCGTTCGGATCATCCACGCCGACGTCCTCCGTCCGAAGTTCTACGACTACCTGTGAAGGGGTGATTGATATGGCTACCAAGCACACTGAGAAGACCAACATCGAAACTTGGCTCGACAACCTCGAAGTCGACCCCGCCAAGGCCCGCGGCGTGTGGCACATGCGCCGGATCACCGCAGCAGCAACCGCGCTCACCGCCGCAGAGACCGAACTGAACGACGCCGTCGCCGAAGCCCGCGCATCCGGCGACACCTGGGCCATGGTCGGCACTGCCCTCGGCGTCAGCCGACAGGCCGCCTACCAGCGATTCGGAAAGTTCGACCAATGAAGCACGTCTCACCGTCCGCAGTTGGCGCCGTCGACCTCGGCACGATAATGAACGAGCAGGCCGAAGCGCAGCGCGGCCCCACTCGGACTGAAGCGCGATCTGAGGTCCGCGTCTACGTGATGGAAGTCGAATGGACGGCCGAAGGCATCGGATACACCTCGGTTCACCGGACAGTCGATGGTGCGCGCCGGAAACTCGAATCGATTGTCGACCAGTGGGGGATGCGCGCCGAGTATGACGCCATCACCGCCGATGCCGAAGACACTGGCACCTGCATCGCAGCCAGGACCGAAGGCGACCCGATCGTGTGGGGCATCAGCCTGCTACCCGTCGAGGAATAAGTCGATGCAAAGCTCAAAACGCGGCTTCGAGTAGGTCGAGTTCGTCCAGGTCGCCCGCGTCCGTGCTGCTGGCCGGCGCGGGCGCTGAGCCGGTTTCCTCGGCGAACATCTGCACACCCCAATGCGCCAACGTGACCGCAGTCCACTGCGGCGAGCCGATCTCCGCGTCATTCCAGACGAAATCCTTCATCGGCAGAACGCGCTTCTCGACCACCTTGAGCGCCTCTTCCAGGATCGGCTGCCCGGTGTGCGACAGCTCGGCCGCCAGCGCCGCATCCACAAATCCCTGACACGCCTTCGCCATCTGCGGTGTCGACGCCTCGATCAGATCGAAACCGAGATCGTGCATCCGCGCCACGAGCACGTTCGCCGGGCCCCGGCCGTCCACGATGATCGCCGCCGGATCCCACAGTTCGATCAGGATCACGAGGAACAGTGCGACGTCGGGCAGTTTCACGTTCCGCAGATACCCGACCTCTAGATGCACCTTGCCGGCCGACGTCCGCGAGCCGCCCGCGATGGCCCACCGTCGACCGTCCCGCGAGCGGTGAATCGCGATCACCCGCTCGCCGACCAGATCCGGTGCCCTGTCTTCCATCGCCTGCCACGCTGCCAGCGGGATCACTGGTTCGCGATTCGATTCGTCCGGCGGATAGATACCCCAACCGAGGAAATCCGCGTCATACAAAGCGAGCTCGTCGGGTGTGTTCGCCGCGCGCCGTTCACTGTCCATGTCGCGCTGACGGTGGATCACACCGTGCGACGGGTTACCGAGCCGGGCCGCATCCGGATGGTCCCGTGCCTTGGCCAGAGCCCGCGCGTCGGCCTCCGGTTCGCCGGTCGCCGCCGGGCGCGGCGCCATCCACTCAGCGAAAAACAGATCCGGCGACTCGTCCCGGCCAAGTCGGCGCATCGACGCCAACACGTGACAGTGCACGTACTTCGGATCGGTGTACACCGGTGGCGTCGACAGGTAGATCGTCTGCGGGTTCATCGCGGCCAGCTGCGCGCCCGTGAGACCCGTCTTCTGCGCCGGGGTCAGCTTGTACGCCTCATCGAAAATGACCAGGTCGATCTTCGTCAGACCGACACCCATATCGGCGCTGCGTAGGCCGACGCGCAGTGTTCCGCCGTTGGCGAGTTCGATCTCGCCGCGGTCTTTGTCCTTCGAGTACCCGCGGGGCAGGCCGGTGCGCGGCGCCAGCTGCGCGACCAACTCCGGTGCGCTCTTGATGATGTCGATCAGGCGGTCGTAAACGTCCTCGGCAGTCGCCCATCGCTGCGCCGAGTAGATGATCGTCTCGCCGAGCACGAACAGCCCGAACAGGATCCGCCACAACGCGATCTCAGTCTTGCCGTTCTGCCGAGGCACGATGATGCAGACGTCGCGGTGCGTCCACAGTCGGATCCCGTCCTCGTCGGCCGGGAGCCGCGAGCAGATCTTGCGCAGCGACCACCACTGCCACGGCATGCACCGAGACCCGAACTGATCGGCCAGCGACGCCGCGACGTCGCCGTCACGCTCGTCACCGGCGAAGCCGTGCCAGAACTCCGGCGCCTGGCGGCCGGTCAGCCGCGGCCAGAGCCCAATGAACTTCGGGTACGGCTTCGGAAGGAAGTCGTCGGGCAGCTCGTAGCGGCCACGATCGGCCTCGGCCGCAGCCAGTTTCGGTGGCGTCATCAGTCCCGCCACACCGCCACGTAGCACGCCGGTCCGTACGGGTTGCCGTGAGAGAACCGCGCCGGGAATAGTTCCCAGATCCACGAGCCGTCAGCAGAGTCGATCCGGAACATCCCATCCCGTGTCACTGTCGACACCACACCGCCATACGTGTCATCCCCGCCAGGCCGCAGCGCCACCCCGACGTCGGCGGCGCGAACCATGATGACCGGGTTCACAGAGCGGTCGAGCAGGCCCACGTCAGCCACGTTTCGCCGGCCCGTAGACCTCGGCGACGATGCGAGCGATCGTGTTGCCCTTGACGTTCGACTCACCACCACTCCCCGCCGGTCGCATCCGCTGAATGTCCATGATGAGCTTTCGCAACACTTCGGACTGCTGAGCTTCCTCACGCACCGTGCCCACGAGTCGAACCTCGGCGACCTGCTCGGCGATCTTCACCGCCAACCACACACCCGGATCACCGGTGTGCATCCGATCGAGCACTTCCAGCCGATCCGCGACCCGGGCCGCCTGCGCCAACAACAGGTCCGCGGCCGGATCCATCGGTTTCCACTCCAATGCCCGCCGTAACCGAGCACCAGCGGACAGTCTCGGCCCTTTACGCACGATTTTCGCCGGTCTCGGTGCCGAAACAGCGCCGTTTTGGGCCGGTTGTTTGCCCTGATCAGAGGCCGGTTTTTCACTACTTGGAGTGTTCTTCGTCCGTTTCGCTGTCCGGGCTGGTGTCCGTTTCTGCGCCGTCATCGGCGTCCGCCGACCGATTTTCGCGCGCCGCCCCAAAAAAAACTTCCACTCACCCCGGAGGAGTCGGCCGTGGGGGGTAGCTGGATTTTTTCGAGGGGGTGTTCGGCGGCGGCCTTACCTGCGTCGGTGTTCTCGAATTCGGTGAGCTTCGCGAGGTCGACGCCGCGGTCTTGTAGGTGGCGGCCGAGCTGGTCGCTGATCTTCACGAGTCGGTCCTTTCGTTGTCGGGTTTGAATTGGCAGCGGGCGAAGTGGAGGCGTGACCGCAGTCGCTCCGTGGTCTTCGCTGACGTGGTGACGCACCATTCGGTCGGTTTCGCTTTGCATTCCGGGCATGGCTTGCCGAGCGCCGCGCGGGTGACCGGATCCTTGGGGTTCGACAGTCTCTGGCCGCGAACTGTGCCGTCGCCGTACTTCACCAGATGTCTCCCGGTGAGCCTGCCGTGATGATCAGCCACTCGATCGCGGCCAGACTGGTGAGGCCCATGGCTGCCGTGAAGATCCAGGACAGTCGTTCGCTCAACTTCACCGGCCGTCGTCCTCGGGGTGGGGGTTGCACACCTTGCAGTCGACGCACCCGTTGCAGGGCGGGGCGATGTGGCAGCGGCATTCGTGGCAGTCGATCATCGCGGCGGCTGCCATGACGTAGGTGTTCACATCGTTGGCCATCAGCTTGCCTTGTCTCGTAGGTAGTTTCGGATTTCGGTGGGGGTTTGTGCGCAGTTGCAGATGTATTCGTAGCCGCCGACTTCGATGACGTGGTCGCATCCGGCGTCGTCGTGGTCTTCGATGGTGTGTGGGCACCAGGGGCAGACGACTAGGGCTGCGGCGGGGTCTCGTCGTCGGCGGGCTTGTGCGTCGAGCTGGTCGCGGGTGGTGCCGTGTCGTCGGTATGTTCCGTCGATGCGGACCTGTGTCTGTTTGCCGCAGTAGGGGCATGTGCCGCGCCAGGGTCCGGTTTGGGTGTTGGCGCGGGTGCCGCCGCCGGGGCATTGTTGTGTCGGTTTCATGGTTGGTCTCGGTGTGGGCAGTCTGCGCGGTGGTGGCCGTACATGTTGGGGTGGTAGTTGCAGGTGGGGCAGTAGGT